TAAGCAAATCAGGCAAATCAGACATATTCAATCCAAGGGTATATCCATTTTGGATAAACCCCGAAATATCCTCTTTCCTGAAATCGCGAAAACCAATCATAGTTTATTCTCATATTTTGCATCGATGAATAACGCGCAAACTTCCATCGGCAGAGGCAGTTTTTGTTGGATATAAATCCGCTTATCCTTTGATGTTGCATCATTATACCCAATGGAATAATCACCGTCCATAGGCAAAGGAGGCAAGCCATAATATCCGCTTGTGTCGTATAGCTGCACTTCCTGCATCTCATATTTGCTTGAACCGAGGAAGCCGCCAGCGGAGAAGTTAAAACGCGCAGTAACCTGATAGATGTTTTTAGAGGTTATTTGCGTGTTCTCTCCTTGGAATGAAAAACCAAGGTTCATAGACTTGATTTCGCCAATGTATGGATAACCTACAACAATCCTTGTTGCCTCAACGCCAAGCGAGAAATCACCGCTACCATCAACAGCAAATTCTTTTAAATAACCACCATCTGCAACCACAGAAACAGTCTTATTTGCAAATCTGGTTAAGCCGCTAATCTCGGAGAATGTAAGAAACCAATTTGTATAGGTATTTGATGACGGAGCAAGAATAACAGAAACACCAACCACCTTAGCACTTGTGTAGCTTTCAATCTTAAACCGCCCGCGCTCATAACCTGTTGCCGACTGATAAACAATCTCATGGCCTACATCATCAGCGGCAAAAACATTAGACGTTGCCGTAATCGTAAGAGCGTCAGGGTCAAACGTAATTGCATTACTTTGCAACCTATCGACAACCTCAGAATTATCAAGATAAATGCAATCTTTAAGTAACTCCGCCGTATATCGAGAATAAGCCTCTTTATCCGCATCCGCATCGCCTGTGTAGAAATCGCTACGCAAATTAAAATCTACGTTCTCCGCCAACATTTCAAGATAATAAACAGAATTGCGCACGACCAACGCGAACAGCTTAGCGTTACCATCATTATCGGTTATTGAGACAATCTGTTGTATTGCCCCTTCGGTGTTGTGTTCATGCCAGCCGACAATCTGCTCCGCTTCGTTAAAATTAAGCGAAACTAAACCACCATTGCCATTGACCATATAAAACAGGTCGTTGCGAGTTTTAACTCGCTTAATCTGCGAAATTCCGCCTTTTGTAATGTCATAAGATATTACATTAAGGTCGCTTGCCTTAAACCGCTCAGACAGTAAATCATACGAGAATGAATAAACATTCCGACCACGAGCGCCGATATAAAAAACAAGTCCATCTTTGCGAACCGGGATTGTCGAGTTTGCGCCATCATCAACCACTTTAGAGGCATTTATTGCCGTCGCGGTTATCGGTTCAGATGAATCACCACCATTAACCGTTACAATACCTTCTGATGAACCTAACAACAGGCTATTGCTTCCCGATGCAATCCACGATATGCGCTCGGAAAGGTCGGAAACCGTAAAGAATAATCCATCATCATCAACGATTGTGCCGCTAGTGCCGAAGTTCTCATAATCTCCAACCTTAGAACCCCAAACGCTAGTTATCTTTGAATTAGTAGCGCCAAGATATAACCGTCCCTTGTGAAATGACACAGCAGAAGGATAGTTGTTTGCATAGAACGCCCCAAGCCGCCAATCGGTCGTTGCAGTAGTTCCGCCAAGAGCCGCACCTTTAACCGTAAAACTAACCACGGTTGCGCTTGTAAACGCCGTAATCTCTCCCCAACTCCAATTAGAGCCAATCTTAATGCGAACCAAGCGCCCTACATCGCTTGCCGCAAACAATGATGCACTAGCCGTTAGAGTAATACTGCCAGTAGTGCCCGATGGTGTTATGGTCGTTGCCGTAGAGTTAATAGCCAAATATCCACCGTCGATAAGACTAACAGCGGAAAAAGTAAACGATGTTGCGCTAGTCCTAGTTAGTTTATACGGCTTAAATAGAGGATGGACAACATACATCACATCAGCATCTTGCGCTGTCTGTATCTGCTTAGCTTGCGCGAGTGTATATGGGGTAGCAACCTCTAAAGGACTTCCGCCGGAAAGCACAAATCCGAAATTTCCATTGCTATCAAACGTCAAAAACCTAATCTTTGCCGTTCCGCTATTAGTCGGGTCACAAAACAACAGAATATAGTTTTGCTCAAAATTGAAGCGAAACTCAACCATATTGCAATCAAACAAATCAAGCATATGCAAAAGACCGCAACGGAATATTGCATTGCCCTGAAAGTTTGAAACAAAGTTGATAAACCGCTCTGAACCTGTGTTGTAAATGGGTAGGTCAAAGCGACCCTGCAAATTATGGTCAATCTGTCCACGGGAAAAGTTTGTTAATGCCGTAGTTAAACGCATTAAAGTTTCTCCTCAAAGCTAGGTTTGCGATTGTATCTTGCTGCCTTAAACTTTGAGTTACTAATCCTAATGGGACGATTTTCCTGCGCGTTCATTGCCGAAGCATTGGAGATATTCTGCGGCATAATCTGAGTTAAATATCCCAACTTCTCCGCGCTTTGCGTTAAAGACATACAGCAATCATAAGCCAAATACCATGCCAACAAATCAACAAACTCAGGTGTAAACTTGGTTACGTCTGTAATGTCGCGCACATAGCGAACTGGTAAACCTTCAGGCGCATCCTGATTGGTTTGCAGTTGGCCGCCTTCTACAGCATAATCGTTGCGCTTTTCTTCAATATTGCCAATACCAAGAACCGCTAAGCAGTCATTTGAAACAGCATAGGCATAAGCATACCCAAAGGACGGAGTTACATTTAATTTTGCCCACTTGTCACGTTTTAGAGCAAAGTTAGGCTTCACAAGTTTTAAAACCTTCTGGCGCGTCAAATCATATCGCAAAGCAAATATTTTCTCAGACGCATTAGTCGGGTTATCAATGTTTAAAATGTTTTCGGCAGAACCGAGGACACCCAAAGCTAAATTGCAAATCTGAACCTTTGAAACAATAGCCATAGCGACCTCGCAAATTGATAAATCACGAGAGGGGATTTTAACCCCCTCCCGCTTAAATGTTAGTTGGTAGTCGATTCCTCGATGACCACATCCAAATCAATCACCAAATCGTTGGTAGTTTCTTTGGTGTTCATGGTCATACAAAGATAGATTTCTGCATAACCATCATCAGTAGAAACGTCGAGCAATTCGCCGACATTCTTCGTCCGGTCAAGGCTGGTGTTGGCCGACAGAATATCATATCCGTAACTTAGACTTCCAGAGCCAGAAGTGAAGTCGATACCATCGACAAGAATATCCTTGTCAATAGCAACCAACACACCATTAACCTTGCGATAAAAACCGAAGTCATTATCAGCCGCCGCAGTGCAAGCAAACGCCTTGCCAACAACAATGCGATGAACGCGAGAAGTAAGGCTTACCTGCGCGAGAACCCATACATCCCCGTTATCTACTTTGCTAACGTCGATAGGCGCTTGTGCATGAACGGTAAGCAACTTCTTGCCCGTCTGATACATAGGGTTACGGTCTTTTGCAGTATAACCCAGATTATTCCAAGTAGCCATTTTAACCTACTCCTTAAATGGTGGTAGTGAATATTTGAACGCGCTTGCCTTCGATACGCATCGCGTTAATCCACAGGTCGATAGTAACGTCCCAAGAATTAACCTTGGTCGCAGACTCTTTGACCTCAAGCAAATCAACCTTTTTCGACATCGCAATCGAGCGAGGAGCAAGCGCAACGCACTTACGAACGCCAGACGCTTCCGGCAGGATGGGATTTACCTTAGTAATTCCACCATCAACCGAACCCGCGAACATGACAACGCCATACGTTCCGACATTGCGCATAACGCCTTCTTCAACCGGGCGACTGGTAATAAAGTCGTTGCTGAGGAAGTTGGTCTGCCCCATAAGAGCGGTGTTTTCCTTGCCAGAAATAGCAAGAACAGTGCCCATAAAATCTTCATATTCAAGGTCGTTGTTGATGAAGTTCTGGGTAATCGACTGAATAGTCCCATAGGTCAAACCAGAAGTTGCCGCAACGGTAAGAACGCCGTCATTTTCCGCAGAAACAAGAGTTCCGGTTTCTTCTGGCCCACCAACAAGCACATCACCAACCGCAGCGCTAACGATAACACGGTCAGTTACGCGATTTGCCGCATTAAGGAGATTTTCCATAAGCGGAGAGGTAGGGTCTGCAAGCAGATTGTTGATGTCGTAGAGCTTGTCAACCTGAAAAGTGCGAGTGAAACGCCGCTTGGTCATCTTGCGATTGTCAAGGTCGTAATCAATATATTGCTTGTCAGGGTTGCGAAGATTGACTTCGACCAGTTCAGTAGAACCGATGCGAGCCATGTTGTTGGTTTTTCCATCTGCCGGAAGATAGAACACGGCATTAGACGAACCAAGTTTAGTATTGCGCTGTTGCGCGAGCTTGTAAAAGCTTTCCTGAAACTGGAGCTTTGCACCAGCATCGATATTGGGCGTGGGCATGACAAAACCTCCTTCTATGAAAGTTTGAAAATTTGTGATTTTCGAGGAATTGTCTGCTATTTAGCAGGTTTCTCTTGCGCGATATTAGCCTCGCGCCGAGGCTATAAACGCAAGGATTAGGTTGCCCTAGTTGCCCTTATCTGTTGTATTATTACAATACATTGTGCTTTTTTGCAACAAAAAAAGAGGGGCGCTAACCCCTCTTTCTTGTGGAAAAAATTATTATTGGCCAAAAACCAATTCATAAAGTTTTTTGTAGCCAATGGCATGATGGAAGGTAATGCCACGAAGCCTAGCCGCTTCTTTAAGTTCTTCAAAAGTCAAGTTAGATGAGCCATCGTTTTCTTTTTCAGCTTGCAAAATCTGCTCATTGGAAAGGACTTCCGGCTCTTTTGCCTGATGCTTTGAGCCGTCAAGCAGGAGCGGTGGCCAGTCTTTAAAATCACCAATCGGCAAATCTCTCTGCCTAATGTGTGACATATAAGCAACGTAAGCCTTCTCCCTTGCTTCCCGAAGCGAAACAACCCCATGATAGGGAATTTCGCGAAGATTATGCTTGATGCACAAGAATTGCAACTCATCC